CACGTATCTTTAGTTCTTCTGAATTGGCTTGGAATCTTGTTGTAAGACGGTATTTCCTTTCCCTTATTAGGTTGATACAGAATAATCCGTATGTGTTTGAGAGTATGGTCGGAGTCGTAGCCCAGTCCAATGAGTGGGACAGGCTTTATCAGGAAATGACAACCTTTGGTAAGAATCGAAACATAGCAGGTGATTATGCTTGTTTTGATAAAAAGATGGCAGCCGTTTTCATCTTAGCAGCTTTTTCGATATTAATTAAAATTGCAGCAGTCGCTGGATATAGTGAAGAAGACCAGAAAATCATGTGGTGTGTTGCTTATGATTGTGTATGGGGCACTTCAGATTTTAATGGCGATCTTATGGAAGTTCAGGGTAATCCTTCTGGAAATCCACTTACTGTTATCATTAATTGTCTAGTTAATTGTCTGTATGTTAGGTATGGTTTTAAGACAATCACTAAATTTCCTCTATCAGAATTTAAGCGTCACGTGAAATTAGTAACCTATGGAGATGATAATTTGATGAATATTGCTGAATCAGCCCCTGATTTCACACACACTCGATTAAGTGTTGCCCTTGCTACAATAGGTGTGACTTATACCATGGCAGACAAAGATGCAATCAGTGTTCCTTATATTGGTATTGATGAGTGTTCTTTTCTAAAGAGAACCTTTAAATTCGATCCTAATTTGGAATGTTTTGTTGGTCCGTTGGAGAATGCATCGTTTGATAAAATGTTGACAACTTATGTTGAGAAGGGTAATATTGATCCACGTGCACATTCAATTAGCGTTATTAGTACTGCACTACGTGAATATTTCTTTCATGGTAAAAATGTTTTTGATGCCAAGGTGGATTTATTTCGTGAAGTGATTGTGGAAAGTAAGTTAGAGGACTGGGTACAAAGTTCTACATTTCCATCATATGAGAATTTAGTGTATGATTTTTGGATGAGAAGTAATGAACCGAGTAAAGCACTTCAATTTGGTCAAAAGCCATTAGATACTGAAGTTTTTAAGGACTATACGTAAGAGCGGCATCTCTATAATCTGTCCCCTGGAGCGTCATCTCGTTAAACTGTCTACAGGAGCGTCATCTCTTTAAACTGTCTTCTGGAGTAGAACTGCCTTAGTGTTCTGGAGCGCCATCTCTTTAAACTGGCTGATGATGTACGTTGCTTTTTCTGGATTGTTTCATGTAATTCTCTCGCTGATTAGGCGATGGATTGAAATAGTTAGTTTTAGCAGCATTGTTGCATCATCTAGAGCGACACCTCTTTAAACTCTCCTCTAACTTGTAGGTTTTACAAGTCTAGCAAGTGAAATTTGCCGTTGCACCGCGTGATAGTGTATCGTATGGCATTGCGATGTAAATATGCTCAATCCTAACAATGATTTAAAACTTCTTATCTAACTTGTAGGTTTTACAAGTCTAGCAAGTGATATTTGCCGTTGCACCGCGTGATAGTGTACTGATAATGTTGGCTTATTACCACTTATCTTTTATAATAAATAAGCAACAATATAA